TTGTTACCGCTGTGCTAGCCGCACTCCAGACAAAGTTAGCGTGCCAGCTCACCGTGCGGGGCCCGATAGCACTGGTGGAAGCAAACGAAGCTAAGTAGGACCTCCCCACGATGGGATTGACTAGGTTGATCGTTGTCGTTTGATCCAGAGAGCAGTAGAAGTTTCGGTAGCGAGACCCGTCCATATTGAGCGTCGCACCCGGAGAAGCATAAACCCCAAACTCAGACGTATCCCCGGCCGCTCTAAGCAATCCCGTCATCCTCCAGTTGCCGGACCCTTCTGAAAGGAAAGTTGCTACGTCACCCGCTTCCGTCACAATACTGGTGGCGTTGGGCAGGATCAAACTGGTGGCGTTGTGCGTGAGCGTTAGAATTCCACTGAACTCAACTACGCGCCGGGTCCCAGCTTGCACAGTGCCCAGCCCCGTAATCGTTGTGGTCCCAGTCACCACCACATAATTGCCCGTTGCGGCTCCGATATCAGTTGTGGTTGCGCTAGCAATGTCCGCCCCTTTAGCTTCCGCAATCTGCCCCGTCATGTTGCCACCCGCTTTGGGCAAGGCTGCGTTGGCCGTAGCTTGTGCCGCTGTCGATACAGCTTCGGCTACAGCAGCGCTAGCTTGGGCAGCCAGGGCCGCCGCTAGCGCACCCGCTACCTCACTCGCCTCCAAGCTTCCCAACAGTTGCCAGCCTCGCTGCTCCGTTTCATCTACGGGAAAGTCCGGGATAATAAGCCCGGGAGAAGACTCAATTTCCGTAGACTCTTGCAGCTGGTAAAATGAAACCACCCCGCCGATAACGACTAGGATGTTGGTGCCGGTTTCAATCCCCGTGCAGTTCACGCCGTCTAAGTTGCCCGGACCGCCGCCGGTAAGCCCTGTTACGCTCCACAGCGGCGTGGAGCGCAGGGCTTGGTCCACCGCTGCGTCGACTTCTGCCCCGATGTGAATGGAAGAATAGGGAACACTCATAAATTTTATGTGCTGACTTGAAACTCGTAGCCTTCGGACGTATTAAAAGGAACGTAGCCGTCGGAGTCCGTTTCGTCTATAACTTGGAAGGAGCTCACTCCCACCAGCACCGCGGGAGTGAGCTCCTCCACCTTCTCCAGCAGTTCCAGCCGGGAAGACACGGCCCACAGACCCTCCATAAACTCAGCCGAGTAGCCACCGACAAAGCGCACCAGCCAAGTGGAGAGGGCGCTGTTCTTTGGGTAGCGCAGCTCAATTCCAAAGGCGGAGGATCCGTTGCCCAACGTGGATTCGAAGAACGTCCGCAGATCCGCCAGCTCTGCGTCCGCCAGCCGCCAGGAAACCGAAGCGGCCACGTAGTATTTGCTGAACCGCGAGCGGCGGGCGTAGGGACCGCCCTCCAGCGAGCTGATGATGGTAGAGTTGCGGTTAGCCCCGCCGTAATCCACATAGGGCAAGGGCAACAGGGCGCCGTCGCTCCCGCTCCCGTCTGGCCACACAATATCAATTTGGATTTGGCTCATGCTCTGCCGCGCTTTAAGCCGAAGGACTTTTCCATCGCTTGAGAAACGGATCCCACTCCATCCCGGATGTCGCCACCGATTTCAGTCTTTACACGCCGGATTACAACTTCAATCACTTTCTCCCGCCCGTCCTGCTTCTCGGTCACACGGGATTGCGCGTCCGTATAGTTGTTGATCACAACCCGCACGGGCTGCCCGCCCAGCTGCCCGTTGGGAATGATGCTGCCCAGCACAGCGGGAGCAAACAACTCGGGCCCTTTCTCTCCCACCAAGTAAGTGCTCCCCGGAGCCACAGGGCCGCCCATTGCCTTGGGCCCCGCAAAGACTAGCTCAACTGATTTAATGGAGGAGACAATGGACGCCGTGGCTGCCATCACGGAGGCCGCAGCCACTAAGTTAGAAGGCCAGGGCAAGCTAAAGGCGCCCGCAATGCCCTGGGCGATCTTCACTGTAGCGTCGGCGATGGCAAAAGCTTTGGAGGCAGCGAACATAACTTTATACATCGCCGACTGTTCGCCTCCCAAGTCCTTGGCCATCGAAGACATGCTTTCAAATATTGACTGCCCGGCTTGCAGCGCTACCGAGGCTTGCTTGAGTTGCAACTGAATGAGGCGGTCCGTATAGGCTTTAAGAATTTCCTCCTTGGACTTTTGGATTCCTGTGAACTGGGCTATTTCTTTGTCGCCCATTGCTTTGAGCATTTCCAAGCGGCTCTCAATGTCTTTCTGCTCCTCTTTGATCGCCGTGGTCCCGGCATCAAATTCACTACCCATCCCCAAGCCCACTTTCATTTTGGGCTGCATCATCTTGTCGATGAGCTTCTGGTCCACACCTAGCTTCTTCAGCAGCGCTTGCTCATCCTTGCCGGCCAGTCCCATCTTCTCCAGCGGAGACTCGGCGTGGCCCATCAGCTTCATGACATCCATGAAGGCTTGAGATGCACGCTTTGCTTTGGCAGCGGCTGCGTCGGTCGCGGCCGCTGCGTCGTCCATTGCTTTCTTAAAGCCATCTACCGTATCAGTGACTTTCTCCAGCCCCTTCTTTGCATCCGCCGCCCCTTTAACAACCGGAACGAAAAGTTTGATGTGGGTATCCAGCAGCTTGTTCCAGTGCGCCGCTAGCTCTTCAGCCGTTTCCGCAACGGATCCCGCTATGTTGTTCAGCGGCCCTTGCACTTGCCCAGCCATGTCTTTGAGCGCGATGTTGGCGCCCAAGATGTCTCCATGCAACAAAGCGAAGGCTACCCGCGGGCCTGCGCTAGCTGCGGATAGAGCAACTTTTAGCTTATCCACAGCGCTTAGCAGCTCGTGGACGATAAGCGTTGAAATGGATTTAAGCCCAAACCAAATCACAGCTAGCGCTTGCCCCAAATACTTGGCCGCTTCCACCAGCGACGTGAAGGCAGCGGTGACGGATCCCGACTCCTTTTCCGCCGCGGCCAGTGACTTAGCTGTCTCCTTCAGCATGTCATTTACGGCGAGCAGTGCGGGCGCTAGCCCTTCGCCCACTGTGATCAGCAAGTCCTTGAAATTATTCCAAGTTATGATGAGCTGGGAAGAAACGGTTTTGTAGCGGATCTCCGCCTCCTTCGCTAGCGCCGTGTTTTCCTTCCATGCCTTTGTCCCTTCGGCCGTGGCTCTAGTAAACAGGCCGCTGGCTCCCGCTGCCCGGGTCAGCACGTCCGCCACGTTGCGCCCGTCCAATCCCAACCGGTCCAGCACACTAAAAATCTCTTGCCCGGCATCGTTGCTTTGCTTCAGCCCAGTCAAGAACAGAGCCAGCGTTCCCACCACATCCTTTTTGAAAGAGGCTTGGAAGCGCTCCGCTGATACGCCGGCCACTTCCGCAAAGTCCGCTAGCTTTTCATTCCCGGTGGCAACGGACTTGGCCATCTCCCGCATTACAAAGCTAATTGCTGATCCACCTTGCTCCGCATTGATCTTAACGGAGCTGAGCGCTGTGGCCACACCCAGGATTTCGGCCTGCGTAAGCTTGAGCATGGACCCGGCGCCAGCAATGCGCAGCGCCATAGAAGTGATATCCTGCTCCGTGCCGTTGAACTTATTTCCCAACGCTACCAGGGCGGACCCCAGCCGGTCGAAGTCCTTGGCGGACATTTCCGTGATGGTAGCTAAACCCGCTAGGTCCGAGGCGGCTTGCTGGCTGGATAAGTTCGTCGCTACTCCCAAGTCCACCATTGTCCTAGTGAACTTCTCCATGTCTTCCACTTTGATCCCCAGCTGTCCCGCCGCTTCCGCTACGCTGTTGATTTCATTTACGTTGACCGGAATATTCTTGCTCATCTCCCGAAGCGTAGTGGAAAGCTTGGCAAACTCAGCCCCCGTAGCGTCCACCGTCTTGCGCACCCCAGTAAAGGAGTCCTCGAACTTGGAGAATTCCCGCAGGGCCACGGCGCCCATAGCTACTAGGGCGCCGGTAGCGCCCAGCGACAGGAGCTTAACGGAAGCGAGCATTCGGGCGGACCCGCCTCCCACAGCCAGCTCCGCTTCGTGCATCCCTTTGACGAGCTGGGAGGAGTCGGCTGTGAGCTTGACAAACAAGCTGCCCAAGCTCCCGCCCGCAGCCATGCCTAGCAAATCTCCAATCATTTAGTTGTGCTTTCCTTTTACATCCACGCCCAGGAAGGAAGCCCAGGCTGCCTTCGACTTCTGCCCACGCTCCTGCGCTTCCTCCGTAGCCGAGGCCACGACTAGCAAGAAATCACTCACCTTAATCTTGTTGGGTTCCTTTGCGATGGCCCGCCGGGACTCGGCTGCCACTTGCGCCAGATACCAGTCCTGCTTGGAGTGAAGGAGTAAGAACTCTTTCCACTCCAAAAACTCGCTGATGGGCATCCGGCTTTTAAGCTCATGGACTGGGATCTGCAAGTGGGAGGCTAGCTTGAACCAGCTTAGCCTTTCCCCGGTTAGGCTTTTTTTGCTTCATCAGCCACATCCTCCTTCGTTGTATTAAGCTTGTTCAACTTCTGCGCTTCATCAAACAAGCCCGACACCACTCCGGCGGGCCAACGCTGGATCACGTCCTTAGAAACCAAAAGCCCTTCCGAGTCGTAAAGACAGTTGGCCAAGAGCGACGCTTGCAGCCCGTCGAACTTCCGGATCCCAGCGAACTGGCCCGCGGAGTTGACTTTCATCCGATCGCCTAGCTGATCCAAGTATTTGTCCCGGGCGCTGGACATCATCTCCCGCAGCTCGTAGTGGATTTCCTTCCCGTCTTCCCCTTCCAAAACCACAGGGAGCGTGCCGACAACCAAACGGAATCTCATGGGTTCGCTCATAATAGTGTGAGGTAGCGGACCCCAGGCTTACACTGGGCTGGGTAGTTTAGATCCTGCCACTAGAGCTGGCTAAGCTGTCCGCCATTTGAGTTTAGGACTCCGTAGGACCCGTGTAGACAGGCGCCGTCTCCACCCCGTTCACGTTGCGCAAGCTGGGATGGAAAACCACAGCCGCCGTCGGTTGATCCCCTTCCTTGTGGGCGCTAGGCGTAAAGGAATCGATCCAGCCCCAATAAGTAATGGTGGACGTATCCGGGAACGTAATGGTGATGGTTTGGTTGACTTGCAGTTGCTCTATTATTTCGTCAATGGCTTCCGTAGCGTAGGCGCAAGAGGCGCTGGCTTGACCCATCGTCTTGAGCTGCTTGGGCGCGTTGGTCCGCCAGCCGATGCTCCGCATGTTAGTGACGTCGATCGGGCCGCCTCCGGAGATGGAGGGCGGGGTCATTTCCTTTTCGTAGAGCTTAACGAGCGGGAGGTTTTGAATGGTAAAGATGGTTGAAAAACCATCAATAAGCATAACATTGTTCGCTGACATATTTTATCCTTTCTCAATAGTGACTACTGCGTTGACTGTGAAGTGGTGCCGGCGCCGGCCGCCCTCTTCTTCTATTCCTGCGGGAATGATATCTCCCGTGCGTGACACGTTCAGCAGAGTGTAGGCTTCCGCGGAGGACAGGGCCACAAGAACTTTGTGCAGCGCGTCCAGCCCCACTGCGATCATTTTGGCCTTCACCCAAACCTCAGGATAGGAGAGTCCCCGCACCCGGATTTGAATACCCTCATGGACAATCTGCCTCCCCGTCCGCATGATCCGGCCATCCGGGATTCCAGCAGTATCGTAGACGCAAAGGGCATTGTCTGGAGTATCGGGAAGAAACCCTACGTAGGTAACCCACTTGCCCGCGGAAGCTGATAACCCTAAGTCTAGCAAGAGCTGGCGGACAATATCCGCCGGGGAGCTTCGGAAGGAAGAGTCCAACACCAGCCCGCGTGCGACGATTGTATGCGGGCTTTGAACGACATCAATGGTTCCCAGGTGAATGAAGAAAGAAGAGCCGCTGCCCTCTCCCGTGTGGGCCGACTGTGTAACATCAATCGTTCCTGTGATAGCAAGCAGGGCCGTGCCACTCGCTTCCATTGTATGAGCGGACTGAGTAACGGTAATCGTGCCAGTGAAGACTTCGACTCCGGCCAATGCTCCCGTATGCGGACTTTGAACTACGTTTATCGTTCCTGTGATAGCAAGCAGAGCTGTGCCACTTGCTTCCATTGTGTGAGTAGACTGGATAACATCAATAGATCCAGTAAAGACTTCAACTCCGGCCAATGCTCCCGTGTGGGCGGATTGGGTGACGGCAATCGTCCCAGTAAAAACTAGAAAAGTGGACCCGCTAGCTGCTAATGTATGAGCGGACTGAGTAACGGTGATCGTGCCAGTAAATATCTTCTCGTCGAGCGCAATTGGACCGGCCTGGGCTTGACGAGCCCCTGTTAGATTGACTGCGATTGGACCGGCTTGAGCTTGGCGGCTCATTTTACGTTAGCTCTGCTTTCATACCGACGTAGCTGGTGAATGATTGCTTGGCTGTTTTCACGCGCCAATAAATGAAGCCCTTGCCGGTTGGAGTAAACGTCACTCCGAGCTTGTAACGGCGGGCGGCTGTAAACACGGCACTCCCGTCCGTGATCGCGTCACCATCGGCTGCTGTTGAATATCCTCCTGGTTCACTGCCCGAAGAGGTCCCTGCCGTTGTGCAAAAGAAAATACGCCCTGGATTGGAAGCAACTTTTCTTACATCGGTTAGAGCGTAAGCGGTTGAATTTGCCCTTGCCGTTACCAATGAATCCCAAGCGTTGCTCGTGTCAGTATCCTGATTGGCTGGCGTAGCCATAATATTAGCCGCACGGTCTTGGATAAACACTCCCAACGGATACCCTGAAGTTCCGGGATAGAGCACTTCAACCCACTGATCGGCGTCTGTAATGGCAGCAGGCCCTCCGCTGTTGATCGCTGAGATATTGAGCGTGATCGCGCTAGTAGACTCGTTCCAAATCGCCTGCCAGCCGGTCATCAGAGAGGAAAAGAATTGGGTGTTAGCCGTTGTGACGACCTTGCGACAGAAGGGCGTTGTGCCGTCTGATGCTCCGCCCGTGCGGATGATGGTGGTCTCTTGGGTGATCGTCCCTTGGTAAGTCTGCTTGTAGTAAACGTAATTCGTATTGCCGCTGTCGCAGTTGACACACTCGACTTCAGTTCCTCCTTGGCCAGCGACGGCGCCCGTAGTGATGGCGACGGACGCGCCGAGTTTGCAGTCTTGAAAATAATAGGAGTTGAAACTGTTCTGCCCGACGTCCACCAAACTCTTGCCAGATCCCAAAGCTGAAAGGTCAACGCCGATGATTGTTGCGGGCGCGTTGTTAGCCGCTGCCGGTGTGTAGAAAAGAATCGTCGGAACCGATCCGAGAGTGGCGGATGGCGTATTCGTCCAAAAGAGTCGGGCACGGTTTGCAATCCCCTGTCCGACTGCCGCGAAAGAGACGGTGGTGTTGACTAGCTCTACAAGCTGATCGTCCGAGAGAACGCTAGACACTCCGATAAGTATCCGCGAGGCCGCCGCTGTATTAACCAGCCTCAATGAGCAGGTATCGAATTTGACAAAACCGGGAACAGTCGCTGAAGCCAGAGGATTAAGATTGGCCGCCGATGACCCTGTCCCAGCGTTGAATATGATGCCGTAAAAGTAAACGAATCCCCCGATCACTATCGAAAAGGCGCCTGTGGTTGTGATCGTGGCTGTCGAAGCCAAGGCGGTTGGCGGAGCAGCCCCGTCATTGACGCACAAAACTCGGCACGGTGCAGCCGCCGTTCCAGGCGAAGTCAAGGTCATGGACGAAGCTTGTGTTTCAGCGTGCTGATGCGATACCCAAAAAGTATCGCCTGCGGCTCTAGCCGCCAGCGCCGCTGCTAGCGTCGTGTAAGCGTTAGCCCAACTAGAGCCGTCTGCTGCTCCAGCTGCGCCCGACTTCACATAGTAATTCGACATCTCATTCTCCTTGCGCTGCGAGCACTGCCATCCAATCTCCCCGCAGCGTGTTCAGCTTCGCGTAAAGGGTGTTGTATTGCGTAACGTTGATCCCGAAAGCCGTCCGCACAATGGCCGGCGTAATGAAGCCCGCATCGATCTTATCCAGCAGCCAAGTTGCCAGCCGCGCACACTGCTCTTGAGAGGATCCCAAATAGACAGCCCGAAAGTAAGCGGCCAGTTGCGCAGCCGTTGCGTAGTGCAGAACGATTGCTCCCGGAAGCAACTGATTGACGATGCGAGCGCACTCCTCATCCGGTTGCTGCGCGGCGATGGCGGCTTTGCGAGCTGCCAGCACTGCATCAAAGTCGTCCCCTACGGAAGCCAGGTAAGTGAACACGTAAGTTTGGTTAAACCCATCCGTATGGGTTTCGGTAACATAGCGGCGCCCATCCACTTGGATCGCACCCAAGATGAATGTGGAAGTGAGTGCCATTTTTAGGTGGGGAGTGTGACAATTAAACTTGTGACATCGATTTCTGCCCCAGCTTGGATAGACACTGAATTCAGGTTTAGGTCCGCTCCCGACGTGCCGACGGATCCGTCTAGGATCGGAGTAGTCGTATCAGACTTGAGCAACCGGAACCAGCCCGCCGTTCCGGTATCGTCCGCTACTGTATCGGCCGTGATAGCAGCGGCAGTAATGACGCCAGCCGCTGCGGCTCCAAAGGCCGTAGCATTCATCGTGAGCGTTCCTAGCAGGGTGCCGCTCGCCGCCGTCTCCGGCGTGGCGGGCTGGGAGCCAGTGTAGATTTTGAGCAAGCCGCTATTCGCCAATGCAGCGAGTGCGTTCAGTTCGACATTGCGGGTATTGATGGAAACTTTCATAATTTAGAAGGATAAACTTTTGGGGTGCAGTGACAATAGAAATTTTATTTTTAGGTGTGCATCTTCGCTTGGATGATGGCTTTCAAAGCGGGAGCAAGGCGCCGGGCGGGCTCCTCCAGGAACTTCGCTTGCCCGCGTCCCTGCGGATCCCAATACTTGCCCTGGGTTGGGCGGGGCAATCCCTTCAGCACCATCCCCACTGCTTCATGCACGTAGAGGGCATAGGCGGACGTATAGCCAATCTGCGCCTCCGTCTTAAATCCAGTCCCGGTGATCCTAGTAAACGCAGAAGCTTTGAGCGCCCCTAGGTCCACGGGCACAAGCTCCTGGCTTGCCCGTTGCAAGGTGAGCGCAGCGAGCTTAACCCCTTGCTCGGCACCCCGGCCCAGCGCTTCCGTCCGGCGCTTAATGTTTCGCAACACTTCTTCAACTCCTAGAATGGACGCCATAAAATTAAATCCCTGCCTCCCGCCAAACCACTAGGAGGCAGGGTGGACAAGCGGCTCATATGCACACGACAGCCTCACTCTGTCTTCAGCCGCTCGCCCGAAGTTTGTTAGCGCCGGCTCCGGACGGTCTCCGGTGCGGGCGGGTTTTCCAAGTCAGGGATCGTATCGTCAAACGCTTGCAGCTCTGTTTTGAAGTCAGTCAGTTCCTTCGTCGCATCTTCATCCAACTCCTGGTTAGCCAGCGTCTGCTCCAGCGCGTCAAACTTTTCTTTGAGCGCGTCATACTTCTTTTGCTGCTCGTCCCAGATTTTAGTCACCTGGCCGCGGAGCCCTACCACTTCATTCTTCAGTTCACTTATTTTTAGTCCCATACGGATTTCCATTTCTATCAGGTCATTCAAGGTTACGAGTCGGGCGTGCGGCCTGTTACACTCCCACTCTTGTTTGCACTGTTCCGCGAAGTCTCTCACCGCTCTGGTGAGACACGAAATTGCTTCTGCTACTCCGGCTTGATGAGACTGATCCATAGCATTCTTGCTCATTAAAGGTAGGCCGTGTAAAGGTTTTCCGTGTTCTTCAAGTTAGGCAGCACGTCAAAGCGCTCAATCTGCTTGGAACCGGTGTGGGCTATGGGGTCCTCCGGCGTGTCGGACTCCATTGCACCCAGCGCGAGGCGATCCCCCATTTGCATAGCCCGGTCCACGTAGACGACAGCTCGGGATAACTGCTTCTCCCCCTTGTCCGACAGATACTCCTGCCCCACTTCCTCCCAGCGGCAGTCCACTTCTACCGGCGCATCAAAAGTCGGATTGCCATAGCGGTCTAACGCGCCCTGCACCCACCAAATCGCTTTCTGCCTCCGCATTCTTTTAATAATACTCACTTCAGCACCTCATCCAGCTCAGCAAAGGTCCGGCAGGGAAACACGTCCAGCTTAGACGTGCCGTTAGTGACGTTGTAAACCCAAACATCTGGGCGGATGGATCCGAGGCTTTTCGAAAGGCACTTAAATCCTTTTTGGAAGCGGACAAAAGCCACGTCCGCCGTAGGTTTGTTCCGGTGCGCGTGCCAGTGGCTTTGCCCCTCGGGAGTGCGGCACAAATCAAAGCCCAGCAAATAAATGTGAGCGGCTCCCAGCCGCACTGCTAAGTTGATGGCCGCTGCCCCCGTGGAGTAGTTCCACGCCAGCACGGGCCCCTTCTCCTGCAAGCCATCCCGGACCCGGGCCATCTTCAAAAGCCAGGCTAAGCTCACTTGCTCTAGGGTGGGAGCACAGGAGACTACTTTGCCGGGGAACTTGGCTAGGTCCCATTTGTTGCGCTGGAACCAGGAAGCATCTCCGAACAAGCAATACTGAACCACTTCCGGGCCCAGCCGAAAAGCATCATTGCAGCCAATCGTATTCTTCCCGTTCAGCTTCGCCCAAGCAAACTGATTCAGGGAAGAACCGCCTCCTATTATGAAAGCGTTAGATCCCGAGGACTTCCACTCTTCTGTTGGAATCCAAAGCGGCATTATCCAGATTCACTTGACCTGCAGCGAAAGCAAGTATTGCCAATGCCTGTTCTTTGTTGAATTGCCTACTGTTGGAGTGACTTGGAGATAGGGAGTCGCAATCGGATTCCAGGTGAGTGTAGCTTTGCCTTGCGCATCACACTGAACTCCATTGAGCTTTACCAGATCCGTTACATAGTTCAGTGGAACAAATCCGTAGCCCATCTGAGCATCCCCCGGGAACTCGGAACCGGGCCACCAATCCGGAAAATACCAAGCGATAATAGTAGCGGTCATCGTATAGGTTCCGTTGGTTGCGCCCGTTGCTTTGAAACGAATGTAACCCGACGCTGTTCGGGAATTCGTTGTGCCGTTGTATAACATCCCTGAATAATTAGCCATCTCCCGAGTCCAGATTTTGAGGTCCGTGGACGTGCAAGCCAGACAAGGGTTATTAGTGGATTGAGGAACACCATCCTTGTAAACGACTGTCCAGGCATTAGTGAGGCTGGTATTGCTCCACGTGTTTTGGGTCATCCACAACTGATCTCCCCTTTCACACGGCGGATGCCAATACTTCGTAGACCAGTCTTCCCGGGGTAGCGCTGGAACCCCTCTAATAAAGCGCTGGTTGCGCTCTGTATAGTCTACACACCCATAACCGTTAAGGTATGAAGTTTTTCCGTAGAACTGATAGTTGTAAATCTCTTGAGAGATAGAAAGCCCGTTGGCCAGAACGGGAAGAGAGCCAAGGACAAACACAGACACAAACACAAACACATTCTTAATCATAATCTTTTTTGTTTATTCAGTTTGAGACGTCCCCAGCCAAACCACCGAGGGCGTGCGGGAGCGGGCCGGGGCAGCGCTGGACAACGCCAGCAAGCCGCCCGCCGTATCCAGCATCATCGCTTGCTGCCCGTAGCGGGTTAGGGCTAGGTTCAAGTCCACCTTAGACTCAAAGTTTTCCCCCACGGAACCGGCTTTCTCCTGCGTCGTCCGCGGATCGCGGATCGCGTAGAAGTGGGCGGACAACCAGCGCTCGATAAGCTCCAAGCGCGTGACGGAGTAGCTCGCGATAGCGCAAACTTCCGTCACGAGCTCGGACGCCGTTTCGATAAAGGGAGTGAGGTCGATGTTACTATCGACCTCAATTATCCCAGCGACCAGCTGCGCAGTAGTGCGGACAGGCATGTTTCAATCGTTTCAATCGTTTCAATCCGCGCCCCGGCCTTGCGACCGGGACGACCCTTACTTGTCCCGCATCGTCCGGGAGCCCGGCTGGGCTTTGGGCGCTGTGCGATGCTTGCTGCCCGCACCCTCTTCACCCCGGTCATCCTCGTCGTCCCAGCCCGCGGGAGTCTTCTCCGAAACCGGCGCTGCCACCTTCTCAAACTTCTGCGGGAACAGGGCCACTAGATCGTGCGGGGACTCTACGACGTCGCCCTCCTTGTATTTCTTCCCGTCCTGGAAATGAATCCCGTTAAGCAACTTGAATGAATTCATAAAAACTTTTCCTTTCCTTCAGTAAACCGAATTAGACTGCCGCTCCGTGAACGATGCCCGTGTTGTGATTGTGGTCCGACCGAATTTGCGGGACCATGATGCACATCACTTTGTAGTTAAGGCGCATTCCACCCAGTGTTTCCCACTGGATCGTAGTGATGTCCATGCCAATGACGAGCCGAATCACGTCGCTAGTTTGCTGCACGAGCAGCATCGTAAACCCAGCACCCAGGTAATCAGCCGTCCGAATGTCCGTGATGCCGCTAATTTGCATGAGGCGCTGGCGGACCGTGTTGTCGCCTTTGAGCGGCGAGTAATCGTTGTCCATGTAAAGATCCCACGCCGGTGAAACGTAAAGGATCCAAGGGCCGTGGTGGAAGTTGTCCACGCTGTCTTGCCGCATCGCCAGGATCTGCCCCAGCAACACAGAAGGAACCCAACCCCCAGCAGTCGGCGCTGTGAGCACGCGGCTAATGCGATAGGGAAAGTTGGTCAGCCCGTAAACGGTGCCGCCACCGTAGCTGAAGGTGGGCGAGACTCCGAGCACAAGCTTCTCCGCCTCTTCCGCCACGCGCCGCGCAGCTAGTTGGCCCATCGTTGTATCCAGCCCGGCACCGGAGTTGCGGGACGTAGCAATCTGGCGGGCGCTGAAGAAGAAGTCCTTGTGAATCACCGGGAGTGGCAATCCAGTCAAGTCGTATTCCGGCCGGTCAGACTCGCCCTGGCGAATCGGATCCATGCTGATGGTAGCCGGTGTGATATCACCCACAGTTTCCGTTTCAAGGAAAGTCTTCCCCATGCCGTTGGGCAAGTTGAAAGTTAGTCCCGATCCGCGCAAGTCAGCGACTACGCGCAGGCGCTCTTTAGCTGCGGCCGTGATCGACTCGTCCAGTATCTTCCATTCCTCGTGCCGCAGGGTCGCCGCGTTGCCCACGGGCACTGCGGTCATCTTCCCATTCACGTTGCGGGCGATATAGCTCCGCCCGTCCTTGCCCTGCCAAGGGCGCAGGGACGCGATATCAAATCCATTGTGGAGCAGGGTAGTCGCCACGCTGCCGTGCGCTTGCCCGTTTAGAATAATATCCATATTTTTAAGCTTTCAGTGTATTGGTTGATGGTGGTTTACAGGATGCGGCACTTGACCCACGAATCCACTTCGTCCGAGCTGCTTTGATCCACCGCTTCCAAAGCCACAGCGATCCGAGCCTGCCCAGCGTCGGAGCCGGCTTCTACTTGCAGGGTCCCGTCCCCATTGGACACTAGGTAGGATCCGATGTTCGTGATTTCTCCCCCCGACAGGAGCGCCTGCACCACGTCTCCCTTGTTCGCAATCACATAAAACACCCGGTCGCCAATCGCGTAAGCGTCGTCAATCGTCTTGCCCTGAAGCGCGTCCTCCGTAGCAAACATAGCTTCGCACGGGCCGCCCACTTCGTTGTGGACGAGGAGCCGGCGGTCGCGGCCACTGTCTTCCGTGCTAGCACTGCCGCCCGTTGTGAGCCGAAGCAAATGCCCGGGCTTAAGGATGCCAGCCGCCTGTCCTTCCTCATAGCGCCCCTCGCCAATGAGATGAATCTTTGATGGTCTGCCTGCTGCGTTCATAAATAGTTTTCCTTTAGTGTGTTGAAGTTGGTTTTAAGCCGCTTTGGACTTGCTGAAGTTGAGCACGGGCAGAGCCAGCACTTCCTCCTCCGCCGCGTTGCCCGTAGGCACGGGGCCCTGGCCTGAGTAGTTAGCCGGAGGTCGCTGAGCTGTCTCTGTTCCCGCGGCGAGCCGGGCTAGGTTTTTCAGTTCACCCAGCGGACGGTTTTGCAAGTCCTCCTTGGTGAAAGAGTTGTTCTTGTTAGCCACAATGATATCCACTAGGCGCTGCTTCTCTTCATTGTAGATGCCGATGCTGTTCGTCAGCACGTCGCGGACTTCCTTGGGCGCAGCTTGGATATATTGCTCCGCCGTAACCACAGTGGGAGCGGCCGGGGCCGGAGCCGTGTTAGCAGCGGGCACTGCGGCGGGCGTGGCTGCCGGAGCAGGAGCAGGAGCAGCGGCAGCCGGGGCCGGCGTAGGTGCAGGCGTAGGCGTAGGCGCAGATTTGATTTTCTCCAACGATTTTTCAGGCAGGGCCATCAGCACAGGCCGGTCTTCTTCTACCCAGCCCGCATTGCCCACCAGGGCATCCACTAGCTTTTTCTTTCTTTCTTCCTCAGTCATAGCTTTCTCTTTCTCTTGGTTTTGGTTTGCAACAAAGTCACCGCTCACGGAACGATACTCAGTGACTCGCTTAACTTCCTTCGGCTCTCCTTTATCCAGCTCAACTCCGCCAGTGTCGTCGGTGGTGTAGCCGAGCCTCCAAAGCTTCCCGTCTTTGGTGAAGATAACGAAATTAGAATAGACGTCCTGCACCCAGGGGCCCATCGGCTCCGCTAATCCGGAGGAGACTTTGAATCGCTTGCGGATCGCATCCCCTAGGGCAGTAGAAATATTGCTGAACGAAGACTCGTTTAAGGAAACATCCTCGTTGCGCAGGAACCCAGCGCCGTCCGCAATGCTGCACGCGCCAATCTTATCCGGGAGCAAAGCGAGGTGGTCCGGGCGATAGTTGCGGGCAACAGCGTTGTAATCCTCTTTGAGCCACTTTCCCGGCGTCTTGTCCTCATCCACAAAGACTCCCGTGGAGAGCTCCATCATCTCATTGCACTTCACCGCTTCCAGAATCCGCTGATCCACTTTGTCCGCACGGCTCCGCTCAATCCAAGCCTCCGATTTGAGCCGGCCCTTTTCATATTTGGTGTTGAGCATCATCCCCACTTTGCGGCTGTCTAAGACGATAGGGCTGCACGCGGACACGCCCACGCCGTTTAGCTCGGGATGATAAACGACGACGGGCTTGTGGTCCCAGCTAGCGGGAGTCTTGCTCAGCTCCTCCTTAGGGTAGAGGAGCGGCCCGTTGGAGCCCGCGTGGACGCCCTCTGTGAGTATGACCATCGGGACCACTAGGTGCTCGCGCCCTTCGAGCGTTTCATAGCGGCACTTTGAGGGAAGCAAGTTGCAAGTGAACTGCTGGAGCGTTGCTGAACTCGCGTCCTGATTGCGAACTAACTGGGATTTCCGTCGGACTTTCTTTTGCGTCACAACTGCGGAACCTAACAGAACCCCAACTGCAAGCAACAACTTTCTTTTTAGCTCCGGACCCGCTCCAGCAAGAGCGCCCGGTTCGCTGTCATAAACTCCAGGGAGCGTGGTGAGCGGGGGTGCCACTTGTGCAGCAAGCAAAGCCAGTAATTCTTTTGGAGCAGTTCCCATGCTTTGCGGCGGCTGATTTCATCCCGGCAGCGCCAAGTCACGTTAGTGAGAGTCACGTTGCCGGGCAGTGGCTGGCGCTGAAGCTGGTAGCGCTCCAGCTCAAAGATTTGAAAGTAGTCTTCCCAGCCATACCCTTTGAAACGGGAGTCGCACCCGCCCAAATCCAAGTAGTCCTGGCGGCGGCAAATGAAATTAGTCCCGGCGGGGCGGAGATAGGAGTTGCTGTAGAAACCCGGGTTTTCCACAATCTCCTTATAGCTGCGCTCGGAAAGCGCCTTTGTTTCCAGCAGTTGGGAGCACTTGCGATTGAGGTAAAGCATCCCGCCGTTAAACCACTCCCGCGGGGCCGCGCGGCCCAGGAGCGGGAGCAGTTCTTCGAAGTAGCGGGGGTTGGGCAGCGTGTCCACATCCAGCTTCATTATCCACTCGGACGTGGCGAGCCTAGCGCCCTCGTTGTGCCAATGCCCAATGCTTACGGACGTGGGACCCGGCGCTTCGATGATCCACAGGTCCGGATAAGCAGCAAGCTCCGCGGGCGCCTTCTCCCCCACAAAAAAGAGCAAGTGATTCACCGTCCAGTGTGTCAAGCTGGTGCGGGCCGCGTGCAGCGCCTTCACCCAAACCCGCAGCGCTTCCAGCCTGTTCCAGACAGGAGTAATGGTTGTAAGAATCATTCCGCTTCCGGCGTCAGCATTGGCCGTCCGCACCCTCCCGGGCCACTCCCACCTTCCATGCTGCCGGATCTCCTGACTGGACACCCACCCGCTTGTCCGCACGTCCTTGCGCCTGCGCGTCAGAGTATTTCAATTCTTCGTAGCGCTTGCTCAGCTTAGCAATGTTAGCATCCAGCGTCATCTGCCGAGTGATATTTAGCACTTTCCGCAAGCCCTCCAAGTAGAATTCTATATCGCCTAGCTCCTCAATGATGTTCTCCCGGTCGTAGGGCTTGCGGTAAATAACGTGCTTCTTAATCGCGTCAAACAACTCGCCCGACTCCCCGCAAAGACAGGAGCTCATATGCCAGACGTGAGCATCCTCGGAAGTCAGGCTGGATAGGATTTGTTCCCCGGGCTTGCACAGGGCCGCTACAAGTTCAGGATGCGTTATCATTTTTCCATCTGTTTTTCAATCCACTGATAGGTGTGTTTGAGCCCCTGCTCCAACGGAGTCAGCGGCTCCCAGCCATAAAGTTTTTGAATCATAGTGTTGTCGCTGCTCCGGCACTGCACACCTCTAGGCGCTAATGGATCGTAATGTCGCAATAATCGAACCCCAGCAATCCGCTCCACCAATGTGACTAAATGGTTCACTGTCACTTGCTCCGCACTCCCCAAGTTGATCGGATCCAAGTAGGATCCATCCATAATGAGATGGATACCTTTGATGCAGTCCCCTATCCACATAAAGCTCCGAGTCTGCTTGCCGTCACCCCAGATTTCAATCTCCGAATCCATTTGCTTCTGAAGCTTAGCTAAGATTACCTTGCGGCAGATAGCCGCGGGCGCCTTCTCCCGCCCGCCCCGCCACGTGCCGTAGGGCCCATAGACGTTGTGAAGCCGAGCCACACGAGTAGACAGCCCAAAGTCTTCGGAGAAGTGGCGGCACATCCTTTCGCTGAACAGCTTCTCCCAACCGTAACCGTCCTCCGGACTAGCGGGGTAGGCGTCACTCTCTTTCAAACCGCAATCCAAAATGCTCCGCTGCTTGTCCGCCGCATAGACGCAAGCAGAGGAGGCGTAGAAGTATCGTTTCACCTTAGCGTCCCGCGCAGCCATCAGCAAGTGCGTATTGATTAGAACCGATAACATGCAGAGCCCTTTGTTCCTTTCAATGAAACCCATCCCGCCCATGTCCGCAGCTAAGTTGTAAACCACGTCCATCCCATCCACGGCCTGGTCGCAATGGGACTTGCGCGACAGGTCCAAGGTGTAGTTCTCAGCGTCCGCAAAAGACTGGTGCCAGTCCCGCACGTATTTGATATCTACAGCCCGCACGTGAACGCCCGGCTGCCCCAGGAAAGACTTCACTAGGTGCCCGCCGATGAAGCCGCCCGCTCCACACACAAGAATTCTCATAGATATACATTCCTTAAACATTTTCTCCGGCCACGGAGCAGTTTTCATCAGTCTCCTAGCAGCGGGTGTAGAACGCATCACCCCACCCGTTGCCGGTCATTTTGACTTCACGCTTTTCAAATCCTTTGAACCCTAAGTAAGAGTTGATCACCGTAGCGGACGGGCAGCCTTTGTAAAGCTCCCGCTCGTTCACTTCTATGTAGACTTGGTTGAACTGGTTTAATAGCAAGCCCATGCCCTCCAACGCCAGCAGCTCAGCTCCCTGCAAGTCCACATTCAAAAACCAGCCCGGGCCCACAGTGAGCCCTTCCCGCTTCAGCAACGTATCCACCCGCACCGTAATCATCGGAATCTGCTGCACGTATTTCACAGTCGGATGCTCAATAGCGTGGGTCCCAAACTCCAGGAAGCTGGAGGACTGCCCCTCATTGGAAGCCACGTTGAAATCCACCCGCTGCCCGTCCGTATCACTTAAGCACCCCAGCAACGCCACAGATCCGGGGTATTTAGCAACGTTCTTTGCGAGGACCGTGTAGACTTTGGGGAGCGCTTCCACCCAAACCACCCGTCCTACCCGTTGGCGGAGATAAAAGGGCGCCTCCTGCCCGGTATTTCCACCCAGGTGGAGCACGCCCGGAGGGTGCAGCCCATACTTCTTGCACAAGTATTCGAAGGGAATCAACATGGCTCATTTCCAAGGGACTTGAAACCAGGCTCCCGCGTCTTCCGTCTTGTCCTCCGGAATCGTGTGAACATCCCAGTGCCGGGGCAGCGCAAAGTCCAGCACAGCCTGATGGACTCCGTAGCCGGGGTTAAGGTAATCGTGATACGCCATTACGCCTCCGGGCACGAGCTTTGGCAGCCACGCTTCGCTATCGCGGAGCACAGCATCGTAGGAATGATCCGCGTCAATGTAAACCAAGCGCAGCGTCTTGTTCGGAACCCTGTCCGCCATCTCTACTGAATCCCCGCGCAGGATCACAGCCCGCTTTTGGTGTGGAGCCGCCACGAACACAGCCTTCCGATAGTTCTGCTCGTGCCAGCCCTCCGGGTTAGCTGCGTCGCCCTTCTGGGTGGGAACACAAGCCCAGCGGTCCACCATGTAAAGCATGGACAAGTTGATGGGCCACTCCAACATCTCTTTGCTGAAGTTGCCCTCTGCTACTCCTATCTCAGCTGCGCCTCCAGCCAAGTATTTAATCAACATCCACAAGTGGCGCCGGTATTGAATTGTCATAGTTTCTTAGCAGCCCAAAAGTAAACGCCGTCTCGCTCGCACGTGTGGGTAGATTCCAAGCAGCTCAGCCCCGCCGCCGTGGCGGACTGCACTTTTATCCGCCCCGCTCCCGACAAAGAGTAGTCGTGCAGTTCCATGCAGATGTAATCCATCCGCCACAGCACTTGCATGGATTTGGAATCTCCCCAAATCGAATTCTCCCCGCCCTCGCAATCCACCTTCAACAACGATTTCATTCCCGGCTTCAAGTAAGGGAGAATAAACGTGCTCAGCGTAATGGGCCCCACTGTAGTAGACCGCACGTTAGGAGCATTGACAATTTCCTGGGCGGTGAATCCCAATCCGGCAGACAAGTAGCTTTCACCCGCTCCGTTAGCGGCTCCGGTGCAGCGGAAGATGACACCCCGGCCCAGGGCTTTGGGAATGAGGATAAGATTTGAATCCTTAGTGAACTTGCAGAAGTAAAGCAAGTTCTCCGGATGCGGCTCCAGCGCCACGATCAAAGCTTTGGGGAACAGGGTGCGGGCGTAGCGGCTAAAGATCCCTACGTTGGCGCCCACATCAAAGATGATGTCCGGAACGAACTGGAGTTGCTTGAGACGATACGTGTCGCACGTCACCACCTCTCCGTAGAGCCCGTGGTAACCTCCGTTGAGTGTCTCCTCTAGTATATTTACTTCTTTCATAGCTTTCGCTTCATCCCAAGCTGGTCGATACGTGGAATCTTTACCGTTGGACTAGGATTAGCTTCTGCCCAATCGTAAGTCGTCGGATCAAAGTCTTTCATACGATCAGCCCACCAATGTCTTCCCAGCTTAGCGAAGCCAGAAAATATAGTCATGCCCTTGCCGATATCACTCTTGTTATCCCGCTGGATAATGCAGCCCGGCACGAAGGCGTAGGTGTAAAGCTCAGGCTGCATTTGGATCATAGCCCAGTCAATGCCCATGCTCTTATCCAACCAGTAATCCAGCCCCCGCAACACTATATCCACGCTCTCCCGGCGCACGATGTAGGCGTAAGTGCAAAAAGCTCCATAGGTCCGGATCATACGGGGATCGTCCGTCAGCTCCGCGTCCCGGCCCAAGCCCTCCTTGTGCCACCACGGCGGGTTGACGTGGAACGTGCCGCCCAGCCACAAGATATCCCAAGGGTGTGTAGAAATAAATAGCTCCATCCAAGCGAGGCGGGCGTGGAAGTCCTGGCAGAAGATCAAGTCGTCCTCCATCACCCAAGCATGTTTCTTCAAGCGCAGCGCCTCCTCCATGATACGGACCTGGCTAAAGTGGCAGCCGATGGCGCCGGGCGTGCGGTTCTGCATGACGCGCACCCGTGCCAGGTCTCCTTTGTATTCGGTGGGCAGCATCCCCCGCACGCGCTGGGCTTTTAAGTTCACTTTGTCCAACGCCTCCAGCATAAACTTGAGCCGGTCAAAGCGGTGATCTAAGTTGACGTAACAGATATGACTTTCGTTGATGAGATTCATACTTCAGCAACTAAAATATCTCCCACAAACTCCGCGGAGTTGACAAAGGTAATCCGGTAGCGGGGACAGATCGTGAGCAGCGTAGCGGTAACCATTTCTAACTCGGGCAGCTCAACTCCGAACAGCCGCACGTCGTCAATCAATATAGTATGTTTTAAGTCATGCTGGGAGATAATTTGCAACTCTTCTAACAGCGGGCAGTCTTGGGCATCTCCAGCCCCGCTCCCACACTCGTGGGCGTCCAGCCAGAATGTGCAGCGGGTCGTGACCGTAGGCAACAGGTCCCGCAGGAACGGGCGCGAGTCCCCGAAGTTGAGGTGGACTTTGTTCATATGTCTCTCAAAGCGGTGCGAGCACCAGCCTAAATCAAAGGGCGAAAGCTCCACGCTGTGAATACACTTGAACCCAGCGTCCAGCGCAGCCTGGATCCCGTCGCCGTGGTGGCTGCCCGTTTCAATAAAGACTTGGCTGCGGTAATCCGAGAGGAAAGGCTTGGGCCGGGGAATAGGCATTTCTAGTTCCTCCGCTTAACCTGGGCTTCGAACTCGACCTGGAAGCACTTCAGCTCGGTTCATGCGTTGCATATCCTTCTCTGTCGGATCCTTCCCAGACTCTAGCGAAACTAGGATAGAAGTAAACAAGTGCAGAGAGCCAGCGAACCACACTTTGCGCATCTCCCGCAATTGCACGTCCGGAAAGCTCTCCATCTTACAGATGATAATAAAAGCTTGCCATCCCGATTCTATTATCAAGCCGTCGTCCACTAGCTTTTTAGTCAGCTGCTCCGCCCACGCACGCACTTTTGGATCTACATTAGCCATACAACATAATCTTAGCTCTGTGCCAATCCAAAGCTGTCTCTCATTGAAACCAAGAAAGGCGCTCCCAAGTTTCAGGAACTATGTCACCCATGTATAAGTTGGCCCAGCCCGGAGTCAGCCAATGCGTAGGAATCACAACGCGCTTTAGGGGATTTCTATTCAGCCAGGCTTGCCACCAAGAAAACGTAGACGCGGAACAAATATTGTGCTCGCACCAGGACCCTTCCACTAAGTCCTGGACTTCATTGCTGCCGCTAGCAAAGCCACAGTCCTTCCGGTTCCCAAACATCTGCTGGCACCACGGAATATCGTCACTGAAGAACTTGAACTGCATCCCGGGGAACTTGGCCATCGCCGTCTCATACCATTGCTGCGTGACCGTAGGGTGTTTGAAGAGCCCGGCCCGCCGTATCGTCAAGTAGTCACCGCGGCGGACGTGGACGGAGACTTGGGGCTCTAGGTGCCACGCAAAGCCCAGCTTCTCAATCACCAAATCCCGATAGTCTTTGAAATACTTTTCGCTCTGCCAGTAGCCGTCCAGCACAATGTTCCCGCTGCGCCACTCTTCGTGGAAAGGGATCCGCTGATAGCCGTGCCCTTGCTCCTGCGCCTTGCGCAGCATTAACTTCGGGTCCCACTTGGGGTTGACGAGGTGCGGCAGGTAGACCGGATTGTCTTTAGCGCTCCGCGTTGTGCTGGGCACCGTAAAGTCCAGCCCGTGTTGCCAAGCGTAAGCCATCGTGGCGGCCGCCTGGAAAAGGAAGTTCCCCATTCTGCCACAATTCTCGAAAGTCACCATAAATTCATTTTAGCAGTGAGAGCTTGTGCTCAATGTTTTGGGCGAGCTTGCCCGTCTTGTGGACGTTCAGTTTGTAATGGGACTTGTCGTGGACCCGGTGGCCGTAGCAAAGCCCGGGGACAAAGTAAAGGGCGTTGCCTCCCTTCAGCCAATTGTAATTCTGGAACAGGGAATCTGCTGTATGAGGATTTAGAGAACCGTCCCAGACGCGCAAGTATTCATCCCGGTTGAAGAAATAGTTGGCGGTATTGAGCGCCGTCAGAAAGGAAGTCCGCTTGAGATACTGCGCTACGCTGCCCGCATCCACCCGCAAACCACCCAAGGCGCGGTAATCAAAGTGGGGCTCAGCAAAGGTGGGGCAGTAAGCGATTTTAGGGTCCCAGAGATCAATGCGGAAGAGTTCATCCAAGTAGGCGGGGGAAAGGATGTTGTCTGAATCAAACAGGATCACCCAACCGCCCGCAGCTATCTCCACCGCAATCCGTTTGTTCTTGTAGCAATCCTGATTGTAGAGGTTTTGGTGAATCCGAACTCTGCTCTCCGACTTGAAGTGGGAAACCATCTGCTCGTAGGATCCGTCCGTGGAGCAGTCATCGGAAATAACGATTTCGGAAATGCGGGGATCGGACAGGACTTGGCCGACCGCTTCGAGCAGAAAGTCAAATCGGTTGTAGTGAGTTAGGGCTAGCGTTATCGTCCGCATACCCACTTACGCTAGGAAAGCGGCGGGCCAAACACAATAGCAATCGCCTCCTCCTCCGTCTTGCCGCCCGAGTTCATCCAAGCGTCCACCGCCGCCCAGTCCGCCCGCAAGTTGCCCTCCACACTGGAAAGCATGTCGGCGTGGAGCGCAGCGTCCTGCTTGACGCCGTCCTTGTCTAAGTAAAACATTTCGTTGCTTTCAGCCATAAATCAAAACTCCACTCCCGGAGGAGGCTCAATTATTTCCGGCGGAGGAGTGTTAGCCACCACCACTAAGCTGTCCGCGAAGAAAGCTTGGGCGGACTCTAGCGCCAGCCGCTGCACCCCGCCCTCCAAGTAAACGGTAGCGTGGACGTGGAAGGCTTCGGGCGGGAGCAAGGAGTCCAGCACCGCTTCCACGTGCTTACTCGAGCAGTGCCACTTCGTAGATTCTTCGTCCCACGTTGCGCCCACTCCGTTTATTTCAATCAGTAACATTCCACCTATATTATCTCAAATTGCCCTAAAGTGCTTAGCCTCACTTGATTCCCTTCAGTAACCCAATAATGATGTCGAAATATTCCGGATCGTCCCGGGCAAATTTAACCGGATCCAAATACATTAGTTCCACTCCCACGGCGATCACTTCCGGCGACCGCCCGTCCGGATATTCCCGCCCCGCGTAAAGGCGGGTCTTTCCCCAATCGTCTTTCTTGCCCCGCACACCTCTGCGGAAGCCCGGCATCTGCACCGACTCTTCCCCCGCCGTCCGCAACTTGTAAAAATCCGTTTGACCCCGCATAATGGAGTCCACTTGATAGGAGATGTGATGCCCGAACTCGTGCACTATAGTCACGTCCTTGTTCGGAATGGCAGGAGAGACTGTGATCCTTTTGGAAGCGAGGGTATAGCTCCCCAACGCGCCCTTCTCAACTCGGGCGGAGGAAAAGGAAACCCGGCCTATATTCAACTTCTGTGCCTCCGTAAACTTGTCTGCGGGCATCCAGGAAAGCACGTCGTTCATAGAAGCCCGGGCTGTAGATTCGATATGGCTTAAATCAACACTGCTGGCCAAACTGTTCTTTTCCCCGAGCACCTCCCGGGCGAGCAGCCTCGTTTCCACAGCCCGCTCCGCCGTTATCCTCGTTTCTATGTTCCGGGAACTTAAGAAAATCTGAAAAGTCCTGTTCTCCTCTCCCACGGCCGCACTAAAAGCGGGACTTGTCCGACTTGCTAATCGTTCCCGGTCCAAAACATCTTTAGCCTGTTTCCAAACCGCCCGCTCTGCCTTAACCCGAGCGGCAACGACAGCCAACTCCGCGTCTATCTTCTCAAGCACTGCGCTCTTGGCTCCCAGGATCCGCTCCCGGTAGGAAGCGGCTGTCACAACCACCTTAGGAACAGGAACAGGAGCAGGCGTGGGACCTTTGAGCCCTATGTAGTCGCGGTGGGTTAGATAGTCGCGGGGATCAGTCAAGTCCAAATCCCCATGCCAACTTTTTCCCAGCAAAGCGTCCTTCCCCAGTGCATGAGGTGTGGTGGTCCTGTGTAGAGCGCGTGGAGCCACCTCGTCCTTTAGCTGCGCCAGCGCCCTTATCCCCGCCCGCGGATCCACTATTCCTAAAGCAGCGTTGAGCCGGGCTGCCACATCGTCGGAGATGATCGTTTTGGATCCGCCCTTCCCAAATCCTCCGGAGCCCAGCGCTGCATTGTCACTGACTGAAATGTAATTCCGCTTGATGCCACTGCGTAGCACGTCCCACTCGCCCTGCGGGGGAACAAAGCCGTAACGGGCCCAGGAATAACCGCCCACATCAATGTTGGCGTGCAGGTTGATCTTTTTAATCCCTAAGTGATCCCAAAGGGGCAGCGAGTTGCGGGACATGATTTTGGCGATGCCCTTGTCTTGCAAGTGGGCCACCACTTCGAAATAATCATTGTAGATGCGCTTTTCCTTCGTGTAGTAATTACGTATGATCTTAATCCGGGGTTGCTGGAGGGCGGCCGAAGTATCTGCCGCTTGGAAGGACCAGTCCGCTCCATCGCGCTCAATGCTTAGTTGGAGCTTGTATTCGTCCATCCCTTTTAAGAAATGATTCTTAAAGGCCAGCGGCGTCATGCCAAACTCTTTTTGGAAATCATCTATTTGGGCTGTGCTGATATAGACTCCCTCCGCCCGCCACGCCTGGGAAATCTGCCCCAGTTCCCGATCCGTCTTAACCCGCACGTCTATCAAGTCCCCTTTCAAGTGGCCCACGGCGTAGCGATCGTTCACTGCCGGAGACCGCGTGGGCACATTCACAGGAGCAACAGGCACAAGCGGACGAACGGGCGGCACAACAACAGGAGGAGTTATAGGAGGCACGCGCCGGCGGGAAGGACGCACGTAAGGCGGGCGCACAGGCACAATGGGAGCAGGAGGCGGAGGCACAACAACAAGCGGAGGCACAATGGGAATGGGAGCCGGCGGCACGGGAGGCGTGACCCGCAGCGTCCCGGCTTTGATTCGATCCAGCAACTCCTGTGGAGCCAGGGACCCAGTTAAAGTCCGCCCGGCCCGCAGTTGGATCCGGATCGTTTGGTCCGCGGCGTTGATGCCCGCCCGATCCAGCAGCGCCCGCACTTCCCGAAAGTCCAGCCCTTGCTCCCCAGCCCTCCGGATAATCGAAACTACCGAGCTGCCTTCCACGTCGCCCAGCCGCCCCGCTTGCTCGTCCACAGCAGCTCTTGCGCTTTGGGCGTCTCCTGCTCCCGGCTCCGAAGGAATCCAAGAACAGCGGCAGTTAGGATGTTTGGGAATTAGTCCACGTGCCTCCTCTATGTCAAACACCTCGCCCTCCAAGCTAGCGCACTCCGGACACACCCGGTCGTCTCCGGCAGTGCTCCACTCCGCTTTCACCCCCAGCTCTTTAACTCCCAGCTTAGCAAAGGCGTCCAGCTGCCCTTCCGCGTGGGCATAAATCGTTTCCGTGCGGGCAATTACGAGGGCCCGGGTGTTTGTCAGCGTGTCGATATTGTCCGTCATCGATTTCGCAATGACCCGCGGCCCGCTCCCGTCAATTAAGCCCTGGGCTAGGATACGGTTCATGTTCGCGCCCATCTGCGCGGTGACTCCCTTCAAGTCTTCGAAGGAGCGGGTAGCCAGCAACTGTATTTTAGAAATGGTTTCCGGCTGGTTGATGCTGTGGCGCAGGAACTCGGCTTGCGACTGGCTGATAAAGTTAGGATCCGTAGGGGACAGGGCGGAGCGGGTGGCTAGGTAAGCATTGAGCTGCCCCTGCTTGTAGGCTGACTCCACATATTTCGCAGTCCAGGGACCCGCTGCCATGCTGCCCAACGCAGCGCCCGGAGACACTGTGAGAACGTCCGCTTTGACTTGCTGCTGAAACCACTCCTGAAAGGCCGCCATCTTGCCCGCATCGGTGCGGAACTGAAACTCGCGGGCATGGACCACAAAGGGATTTCGTTTCTCATCAATCCCGAGCTGATCCTGCCCCACCATAAAGTCAGTAACGTGGGTTTTGAGCAAACGAAAGCGCCGGGTCATCTCTGCTACAAAGCGGGCCCGAATCCCAGTCGTGCGCGTAGGATCCTTGCGCAGCGGGTTAGCCCGGTTGTAGACGAGCTTAAAAGTGCTCCAATTCCGCACGGCCTGGGGTGCAGGCGCCATCCTTAAGCTAAAGGGGCCCATAGTTAGCGCCGGGCTGGGGGAAAGGGCTTAGCAGCAGGTTTAGGCTTGCCGTTAGCACCCGCAGGGACAAGGGGAAGTCCATTGGGTCCTAACGGAATCTCGGGCTCGGGATTGGCCCGGCCCAGGAGTCCGCCCTCCTCTTCCCCAATCTGCTCCTCCGCCGCATCCACGACGGCTCGAGCTTCCTCGTCGTCCATCCCTAAAATTAGCGTTAAGTAAAGGAAGGGCGGCATCAGGGTATCCACGCCGGACTGCACGTATTTGGCCAACGCATCGGTGCGCTTGCTGGCCACGTCCGCTTGCTCCAAATCGCTGGGAGAATTCAAATCCGGCCAGTCCACACACAAGCTGTTCTCCTCCGCTAAGGGCGGGAGCACGCCCACCGCCACCAAGCGTTCAATAAAGGGACGCACAATGAACGGGTTCACATAGTCCAGACGGCGTCGGGTCAGCCGGCGATTCCACGTCTTCGTGTCTTGCTCGCTAGCGAGCTGCGCCGCCTCTGACCCGACGAAAACCCTCCAGGGCACTCCCAGCGCCGCGGCAATGGCCCTCAGCTGGACTTCCACGTGCGGGCGCGGATCGGCAATCTCCACCGCCAGTGACTTTACTTGCAAGCCCACGGTGGCGATGTAGCGCTGGAGCCCGTTCATGTAGTCCTCCATCTGCTTCTTCGTCGCGTCCACGTCCAGCTCAATGTCTTCCCCGTCCTTGCTGGGAGCCGTCTCCAAGCTGTAACCAGGAAATCCGCCCTTCCAAAACATCTCCCCGGACCCGCCCGTAATCTTGCGCAAGTCGAGCAGGCGGTTGAACACCCGCTCCATCCGCGGGATGCCAAAGATTTCGGAGTTGGCCCGATTGTCCGCGATGTGAATGATGCGGGACCAATGCACGTCTACTGATTTAGTAATGGAGCTTTCCAGGGACGTATCCGCAAACTGAATTCGATAAGAGAGCGGCTGTCCGTAGCGGGGATTGGTGAAGTCCGTTTCCAAAGCTTTCACGGTGACTAGTGATTCATCCAAAGGGCGCAGGAACAGCAGCTGGCGCTCCTGCGCCGAGCCCTCGCCGCCCTCGTCTGCCTCCAGCATCATCCCAGACACGGGCAGGTCCAGCGGCTCCCCGTCGTCCAGCCCAATCAACACCACTCCAAAGCGGCCTATGCCGGACAGGATGTCAGCCCGGCACAAGTAGGAGAAGATGGACATTCTCTTATTCAGCTCGAGCCACGCCGTCTCAAACTCAGTCTCCTCCTCGTCTTCGGTTTCATACACGTCGGGGTCCTGGCTCCACGTCTCTTCCGGGATCACTGATACAACCCGGGCAGCCATATCGCCCCGCAGCCAAAGTTGGTAATAGTCCTGGATGGAGAGTGATTTCGGATAGCCACACTCGGAGTCTAAATCACGGCGCGGATCCACGAGCTTGCGCAGCCACTCCTGGCGGCTGGTAAAGGCGTTGCGGACTATTTCGAAGAGGGTGTGTTTTTGTTTTGCAGTCACGCCGGCAAACCTACCCGCCTCCGCTGGGCGTGCAAGGATTTTAAGTGGAGTGCGGGCCTCAGGTAAAACGCTAACCTTGGGCACAACGCCCACCCGCACCCCTTGTGTATTTGCTACTGCCCCGGCTGCGCGGAGTCCAGTATAGGATTGCCGTAAAAGACCGTGGGCTGCACTTGCATAATAGCCTCCAACACCGCTTCCTTAAGCGTAGGCTGCTCGGAGCGCAGCTGGTCCAGCGCTCTCCCCGCTAAGCTGCGCCAGATGCCCGCCGCTTCTTCCACGGGCATCGTCGAGCTAATGCGCAGCGCTGTCTGATTTTCCCAAGCGAGCTCGTAAGCGCTCTGCACCCCGTCCAGCCCCACGCCTTCCGCAGCGAGCAGCTTCACAATCGTTTGGCAAGCTTCGGTGTCCTTGGCGGGGCTAGCGTGGTAGCGCTCAACCTTGAGCTCCTTGATCCGCTCCGCCCGCCACACCGGATCGTTGAGCTGCGCAAGGGTTGGGCTCGTAGGCTCAGGAGGCTCGGGCGCTGCTTTCGCGTGGAACTTAGCGAGCAGCTCGGCCGCCGAGACTCGGGAAGTGGAAGGGGCCGGCTGGATGACTACAGGGGAAGCCGCGACAACTTCCTCCCGCACCTTTTCAGGCTCCAACCGGCCCGCGGGCTTTCTACTATGTAAGAGGCTGGCTCCGCAAGCTCCAACGATCACGAAGCACAGGAGCCAAACCATTTCTTGCTTGCCCATAAAATTAGTGGGCCCAGCCCCATTGCATCCCGCTGATTTCAATGTTCATCGCGGGCACGGGTATGTCCCGCCGCGTGCTGTTCCGGCCCACCGTATGCACGGAAGAGGTAAACGAGCTGGCCGTGGGTCCGGTGCAGGACGCCAGCAGCGTGTTGAACCACCAATTCACAGTGACGGGCAGGGACGCGGGGCCCGTGTTGATAGCTTGCGCCGGCCAGCGCGAAATAGCGTGCTGGAGCCAGAGTGTTGTGTCGGAGGAAATGATTTGCCGATACAAGACTTGGCCGCCGTTGAGGCGCGTGCAGTCGTAGTTGCGTTTCTCAATGGAGAAGGGAAAGGCTCCGTAGTCCGTTTGCCAGCCCGTGCTGGGCGTATAGTAGGAAGTCCGGAAATAGGTTTGATAGTTGAGCGGACTGATCCAAGCATCCCGGATTACAGTAGTGGCCAAGCCCGCATAACTATCCCACAGGCTGCTATGATAGGTTTGCACCCCGCAGGTGATTTGTATCTCTTCGTAGTCGCTCATTACATTCCAAGCGTGGACGCCGGGCGTAACCAGTCCCCAAGCTTGGGCAAAGCGCAGGAGCCAGTCGATGCCGGCTTGCGCGTGCGCAGACGTGGTGAGGGTGAACAGTGCAGTGGCTAACAGTAGGACTCTTTTCATAACTCCATTGGTTTGGACCGAGTTTATAGTTTGCTACGCCTTATTATCTGCGGGCAGAGCAAAGCCTACTGGTTGAAACCGCGAAACAGGGGCCGCGCCGGAACCCTTTCCCTTCAGGGCGGGAGCTTGCCCACGGACACGTTGCCGTCGGGCTTGATCGTGTGCGGGATCGTGTTCGTCCCGGGGTTGGTGCGCATGATCGTTATGTTCCCGAAGGTTGGGGACACAATGTGGATATAAGCTGTGGCCGGGTCCTGCGACAAAGCTTTAACGAGCGCAACGAGGTTCTTCTGTGAAGTGGCGCAGCCACACAGAAGCAGCGGGAGGAGCAGCAATGTTTTCTTCATACCGGGACACTAGCCACTTGATCGTAAATGTCCATCACCCAAGGGAAGCACTGGCGGGTGATTTCCTTCATAGCTTTAGCGTAGTCCTGATGTTCCCCTTGTGCGTGGGGATCATCCCGCAAGGCAAAGTATTTGAGCAAGTTGTTCAAGTCCCAGCAGGAGTAGAACTCAGTGTAGATCCCAACGGGCAGCACGATCCGGGCTTGCTCCCGGGCCACTCCGTTCTCCAGCAACTTCTGATAGGTTTTGTAAGCGTCTTCATACTGCTCTTCGACCGTAAGTGTAAGCCAGTTCTGGCGGGACGCCTCTTCCGCGCTGGAAAGGACCCGCGGCGGAAGGGAACTTTGTTTGTTCTTTACGTCCTGCGACCGCCACACTTCGGGAATAAAGAACTCGTCCTTGAGCTCCGTGTAGCGGGCCGACACCTCGTTCACGTTTTGCATCCGGTGCCGGATGAATTGGCGCATCACGAATATGGGCATCTTGATATTAAACTTGATTTTGCACATCTCAAAGGGCGAGGTGTGTTTGTTCTTGAACAAGTAGTGGAGCAGCTTCTTGTCCGCCTGCTCCCCCTTGCTGGGAGCAGCGTAGGAGACACGGGCCGCCTCTACGATATCAATGTCGCAGCCCATGTGATCAATATAACGGACGAAGCCGTGGTCGTGGACCTGGATGGTGTGTCCCTTGTCGAGTGTTCTCATAGTAGTTAAAGGAGCGGGTCCAAAGGGGACGGCACACAGGTTTTCGGAGAAGCGGCAGTCCTCGCAGTTGGGCCCGGCTCCGCCCCTATTATCTAGCCCACGGACTGGAAGGGCTGGGCGCTCGGCGGGAAGCAAGCCACGGGCTCGTGCTCCAGCCAGGGCTCCGGGTCCGGCCACAGTTCGTGCCGGGCGAAGATTAGGTTGCAATGCGTCTTGGCGAGCAGCTTGTAACCCTTCGCGCGTCCTAGGGCCCTTAGCGCTCCAAAGCTGGCCCCAAAGTAATTGTCGGCCTTGTTCCACACGTGCTTAGGGTTGTAGGGGATGGTCACGCACCCCGCTAGGGTGGGGTTGAACTCAATGCACACTAAGCTGGGCTCGCTGAGCAGCGCTTTCCAAATCCAGTAGTCGTTTCCGTCCACATCGATGCTCAGGATCCCCACGCCCCAGCCTGCCCGAAAGGGCGTCAGCCCGTTGACGTTCTCCGCGTTGACATATTCCTGGACTACCAACGCCGGCCCCGTGGGATCAAAGTCATACTGCCAGCCTTCCCAGCCATGCTCCTCCATGAGTCCCCGGATGTTGGACAAGTGATAGCCGTCCCCAGCGCCTATTTCTACGGCCACGGGCGGGACGTCTCGGCCCGCGTCTAGCACCTGGTTCACTAAGTCATACAGGATCGTTGTTTCCCCAAACTGGGAATAGTCTTTCATGTTAAAAAGCGGGCAGCCGCGCCGTATGCTAGCAGGTCAATCTAGCTGTGGGTTTTTACACGTCACCGTTCGCGTGCCGGACCCACCAGAGACGAATCTTCCGTTTTTAGCGACCACGAGCTTTCAGCACGGCTGCACACTTTATTATCGCAGACGTGCTCCACGTGCAGCCAGAATTCATTCCCGCACTTGAGGCAGCGCACCCGCCGCTTGTCGCAGGAGTGCGGCGGAGGGGCATTACCGAACTTCATCATTTCATTCCTCCTACCCGGACCTTCTTGCGCACGAGGCGGTTGAAGGCGCCCGAGCTGGCGTCCACTTGGTCGGTGTAGCGGGAGTAGGGGAAGAAGCGCAGCTCATCCAAATACTCTTTCGTCCACTCCCGGTTGAGGCAACGCACGTTGCCCGCTCCCACCTGGGAGCTGAAAGGGTAGGCGCGTGATTCTTTGTCCCCAGTAGGGTGGTAGGGAAGAATTGAGTAGCCAGCTAGGTTGCGCACCGTATTCTCGCCACTTTCCTTGCCTCCACTACCACCCTCAATCTCTAAAGCGATCCGGACGTTTACTCCGTCCATCAAAGCAGTTTGTTTAATCATATTCTCCCGCTGGGTGGATCCCCACTGGCCCCGCACAACATCCAGCACCGTAAAGAGCCCCTTCTCTTCATCCACTGTCATCTTTACACCCACGGACCAGTTCCCGCCACCCTGCGTGCCGGCTTTGTCCCAGCTCCGGATTGTGCGGCCGCGGATAGGGGGGATTGCTTCCAGCAGCTCAATCTTTGATATTTGAAACATGCCTCCGCCTAAGGGCACAGGGTCCTGGAGGATCTGCGCAGCATAGCCGTAAGCACCCATTTCCTTGGCTTGCTTCTCCAGCACTTCCCGCGGGGCCCTTATAGGATCCAACAGGCCGTCTACATATAAGGAACGCAATTCCGGCGGGGAAACACTGTCGGTCAGCTCCCCGGGTAAACAAATATGCCGCACCTTGCCCATCTTCTGCGTAAGCATCTCCCCGCTGGGATCCGCTTGGTGGAGGCGCTGTTGGATTAGTATTGTGGGAGTCACTAGCTTATCCACCTTGCGGGTGGGAAGGGTGTTGGTCATCCAGCGCTTTACGGACTTCAGCTCCGCTTCCGAGAAAGCTTCCTCCGGGTTTAGCGGGTCATCGACAATGAGGAAGTGACCGTGATAGCCCGTCACCAACCCGCCCACGCCCACGGACAAGCGGAAACCCATTTGGGTGTTAGTAAAAAGGCCCTTGGTGTTTTCGTCCTCCCGCAGGAAGACCCCGGGGAAGGTGCGCTGATACTTCTCCGACTGCACTAGGTCGCGGGTTTTCAGGGAGTCCTTAAGGGCTACTTGGTGCGCATAGGAGCCGCAAATGAACTTAGCGGAGGGCATCCGGGTCCAGCACCAAGCCGGGAAGGCTTGGGAGCAGATGGTGGACTTTGTGGAGCCGGGCGGGACGTTGATCACTAGGTCGTGCTCCTTGGGGAAGCCTTGGAATACGGGCTCCGCTACTTCTTGCAATTCATCACACAGGACTTTGACGTGCCAGTTAAGGATAGGAGGCTCGGAGACGATGAGGTCCCAGAACTCTTTTAGGAACTCGTAGAAGGACTCCTGCGTGATGCTACGCAGGAGATTGGCTTCGCTCAGTGTCGGCATCGGGATTGTATTTCTCCCGCACGGCCTCTAGGAGGAGTTTGCGGGTTTCGATGGGGAGATTTAGAGAAGCAATATCAACGGAGTCGGTATGGACTACGCCTCCACTGTGCTTAACTTCCATTTGGGAAGGCATGTCTAAACCGAGGAGTTTATCTACCCGCTCCCGGGCCCTTGTCTTGTCGGCGTAGGTGGCGTCCGCAGCGCGTATCACTTTTTCATAGAAGGAAAGAGACTCGATCCTCCACTCGTCTTTGGTGCGGCCTAATCGTTCGAGTAATTTCTCTTTGACACTAGCGATATAAAAAGCCGCTTGCCTGAAATCTAAATCAAACTCCTGCCGGATCCTTTTCTTTAGCTTGCCATCCAGGATAGGGCGCTCGTTAAGCCAGTCCGCAATCAAATCCATGCGGCGCTGCTTCTCCTCCTGCGTGCATTTCTTAAAGGGGCGGAAGTTGCCCTTGCGGATGACGGGCTTCTTCTGCGGTTTGCCGCTGCCGTTGCGCTTGCTCATACAAGGATAGGCTGGCCGGGGTCCGCGTCTAAGAGGACCGGAGTTGCGGAGCCGGGCTGGTCAAAGGTGTTGTTCTCAATCGTGTAAGGGCCGTTTTGATTGCGCAGCTCTTTTACGTTCCCGCCGAACTGCTGGGAGGTTCCGACGACGTGGATGGCCCAGCCGGGTTTTAGGCCGCCGCCTGCTCCGGTAATTGTGTTGCCCGTGATATTGACTGCGCGGCCCAGCACTTTAATCGCGGAGCGTTGCACGTCCTCAATAATGTTGTTAGAGATAGAAGTAGAAATAGCGCAGCCCACGTGGATGCCGTAGAGGAAAGGCTGGGCGGGGTTAGGCAGGAGGGCTGTGATTTTATTTTGGTTGAGGCTGACTGACTTTGTAGAGCCCACGTAAATGCCCGCTCCGCAGGAATCGATTTGCAGGTTGTGAATTTCTCCAACGGCTACGCGGTCCAGCACCACGGCGGCTGCGCAGCCTTCCATTTGGCAGTGGTGCAGGAAGAGATTGCTGGTTTGCTGGGAGGAGTCACGGACGTTGGCTACGATTCCTAAACCAGTAGGGCCGTCGCCATAGCCATTGAACCAGCAATCCCGGATCGTTAATTGGTTTTGGTTGGAGCCGATATAGATGCCCGGGCCCTCATGAGTTTTGAAACCTAAATTCCGAATGCTGTTGACCATCCCCGCCACGCGGAGCTTGCTGCCAGCGGGCCACTCCTCGTCCCCTTGCAGCCACAAGATGCAGGAGCGCTTAAGGGTCGGGCCGACAAACATGATACCTTGTGGATTTGTGGCCATAGGCTCGGGCGCCTCCTTCCCGCTGACCCATTGCAGTTGGGACCCGCCCCAGTCACACCCGTAAGCGGAGCAGTGCGGATAGACTTTGATGGGGCGGTTGATCATAAACCGCCCGGGCGGGATGAAGACAGGCGGAGCGAAGGACGTTCCCGCACGGTGGATGCCCGGGCCTTCCCCGCGGGCTAAGGTGTTCCGCACGTAGTCGCGGGCAGAGTAGAAAGCTAGTTGGATCGCAGCCCAGTCCAGCTCGTCCTCGAGAGACTGGGCGAAGGGGTATTTGGATTGGGCTTCGGGCAAGTCCTTAAAGCTCCAGCGCAGCGGGTGAGTTTGCCCGTTGCCTAAGGCGCCGAAGTCCTCCCGGACGTTAAGACAGTTTTTGATTTCCATGCCGGGAACATAAGGACGAATGTTCCCGCAGGCAAGCCTCAAGCTTTATACAGGGTCGGATCCTTGATCCCGTTCAACTCAAAGGCTTCCCGGCGCTCCGTGCAGGTCCCGCACTTCCCGCAGTGGACTTCGTTGCCTTCATAGCAGCTATAGGTTTTGGAAAAGTCCACGCCCAGCAGCTCGCCCTGCTCTACGATGTCGGCTTTGCTAAAGTCCACAAAGGGAGAAAGCAAATCAATCCTCCGCCAGTCGCACAACTGAGCGGCGCCCTGCATGGCTTGGACAAACTCGCGCCGGCAGTCCGGATAGATAGCATGATCCCCAGCGTGGGCTGCATACGCTACGGCGTCGCACTGGTGCGCAATGGCGTGGCCAATAGCCACGGACAGGAGAATCATATTTCGATTGGGAACGACTGTCTGCTTCATTGACTCCTCAACATAGTGGCCGTGGGGAACCTCGACGCTGGAATCGGTTTGGGAGGAGCCGGGCAAGACGTCCCGCAGGTTGCTCAAGTCTACACAGGCCCAGGGGACCTTCGCCCGCTGCGCTTGGATTTCGGCGTAGGCTAGTTCCAGCACGTGCCGCTGGCCGTAGTTGATAGAAAGGGCCCGCACTTCGTCTTGCTGCTTGTGCAAGTAAGAGTGGAGCAGGACTGTGGAATCAATTCCACCGGATAGAATGACAACGATTTTCATATATTTATTATCTGCTGGGGAGTCACTAAGGAAAGGAACTCGTCCAGCAGGATCCCCGCGAAGGCCGGCTTCACGAGGCAGAATTTAACGTAGTGGCAGCGGTTCACCGCGGGCGTAAAGAACAGGAGCCTAAACGATTTCAAGTCCATGTAGACAACCGGCTCCCGCCGGTCCCGCCGGCAAATCATCATCCAGCCCTGCGTCCCGGCCCGCTTGTGAGCCGCCACCGTTTGCCGCAGGCAGCGGAGCCAGGGGTGTTTGGAATCCTTGAGCCGCATGTCTATCAAGTCTCCGGGGTGCCCGTAAGAGCTGCCCCGCTTGAGCTCAATGGTAAAGTTCTGGACTAGC